GACCCAGACATTAGTGAGATCAAACAAATTGAAATTACTAATGAGATAAATGGCGAAATGATTAATGTTAGGGATATATGATATAATTTAAAAAATAAAAATAGGAGTTCGTAATGGCAGAACAAAGAGCAATCAAAAGATTCATTGATGTCGAAATTCGAAAAGACACCCCGTCTGTATCCGCAGCAGCGTTTGGAATCCCTCTAATGGTTAGCAATAGCGCAGTGATCACAACAGCGCAACGTGTGAAGAGATTCACTACACTAGCAGGGGTTGAGACATTATTCGCTAATACAACAGAAGAGTGGAAAGCAGCCGATGCATACTTCTCACAAGATCCATTCAATGAAAATCAACCGGGAGAACTCCTAATTGGTCGTTATGTCGATGCACCATCAGCCGGAGTACTTGAAGCAGGTGAATTTAATGAAACTGACTTTGAAGTTTGGAAACTTATAACAGATGGCGAGTTCGGTATCACTATTGATGCAGGACTTGTCGATGTTGCAGGTTTGGACTTTTCAACAGTAACGAGCCTCGATGATGTTGCAAGCGTTATCTCATTAGGTACAGCAGGTGCAACTTGTGCTTATGTTGTCAATCGTTTTGTCTTTACCAGTGATTCTACAGGCGCAGCTTCAACAATGTCATTGCTTCAAGTTGTGGCAGTACCTGCAGGTACAGATATCAGTGGTGTCACAACAACTACATCAACATTCTTAAATGGTGAAACTTTAACATCACCGTCTGAACCAGGGCAGTCTTTAATTTCAGCAGGACAAATTGCTGAAACTGCAGCTGATATGTTGACCGCGATTAAAAATGCAAACAACTCATGGTACGCACTAGGGTTAATTTCTGATTTGAGAGATATCCAATTCACAGAAGACCTTGCAGATGCTCTTGAATCAAATCGTAACATCATGATCATAACAACAAATGATGCGAACACTTTAGTTCTTGGATCAGCAGCCTCTCTATCAGCGAAACTGAAAGCTAAGAATTATAAACGCACATCAATCGTTTATCATGACAACGCTCTTGTTTATCCAGACTGGTCATGGATGGGTCAACAATTACCAAAAGATGTTGGATCAACAAACTGGGCCTATAAAACATTAGCCGGTATTGCAGAAGGAGCATCACAAGATATCGCACCATCAAACATCACACAGACAGAAATTGATGCAGCAGAAGACGTGAATGCGAACGTGTATACATCAACACTCGGTGCTGATTTCATTTACTTTGGTACAATGACCGGTGGTAAGAACATTGATAAAGAAGGTGAGTATATTGATATCATTATTAATATTGACTTCTTACAAGCTCGTGTTGAAGAAGGATTAATGTCGCTTCTACTTGAAAAAGATATTATTGCGTTTACAGATGGTGGAATCACTATCGTTGATACGCGCTTGAAATCTTTACTCCAAACATACGGTGTCGATCAAGGTATTCTTGTGGACCAAACAGTAGTTACATTCTTTCCAAAACGTGCTGATGTTTCACAGACAGACCGTGATGATCGTAAGTTACCAGGTGGAACATTTAACGCAGAACTTACCGGTGGAATCAACACAATTGTTGTCCGCGGTACAGTATCAATTTAAGGAGCTGAGAAATGTTAGGAAATTATTCTTTCACAAACGTAAATGCAATCTTTGGAATCGAAGAGATCCAAGGATTTGCAGAAGGTGATGATGTTGTAAACATTGACTTTAACACGGACCAATTCACAATGGTTGTCGGTGCAAAAGGTGATGCAACAAGAACTCAAACAAATGACAATAGTGCATTAGTCACTATTAAGCTGTTACAAACTTCACGAAGCTACAAAACGCTTATGAATTTGTATAACCTTGATCGCGAAACTGGTGCGAATGTACTTCCTTTAACTGTTATCAATAAAGAAACAGGCGAAACATTCGTAGGAAACAATGCATGGATTGTTAAGGTACCTACAATTACAAGAGGTCAAAATGCGAATTCTGTAGAGTTTATGTTTGCAACAGACTTTGGAACAATGGTAATAGTGTGATATAATTCAATTCTTAGAGGGCATCCCCCCTCTATTCTATTTAAATTAATAAAAGCTCATAGATTTTAGTTCGTCCTTTAACTATGAGCTGTTATTAGTTTAAAATAAAGGACGGTCATGGAACAGAAGTCAAAAGAAATTAACGGAGTAACTTACAAAGTTACAACAATGGATGCGATCAGCGCACTAAGTGTACAAGCAAAGCTTATCAAATTACTTGGTAACTCTTTCGGAGAACTTAGCGGTGGAGCTAATCCAGAAAGTATTAAAAAAGCTATTTCAAAATTGGCAGAGAACTTTGATGACGAGAAGGTAGTCTCGTTAGTTACAAAGCTATTCTCAAAGAATGTTTTTTATGTACAAGTTGCAGAAGGCCATCCGATAGATAGACCTATTGAATTCTCAACATACTTCTCTGGAAAGACAGCAGACATGTGGCTTGTCCTTATATTCATCTTAGAGGTTAACTTCGATGATGTTCTAAAAAAGTTCAAGTTCGATTTAAGCTCCCTGAATCTCGGACAGTAACCGAAAGGGAACTTAATATTGACATGTTTATATACAGGCCAATTCTTGAAGAGATGTGCACACTCCATGAATTAAGGACCGTATACACACTTAGTGATTTAAGAGATTTTCACGAAGCACTGAACCTTAAACTTGAATCTGAATATTTAGCGAATAAAGAAGCAGGTAAGAAAAAGTGATATAATCATATCAAAGGAATTTAAATGGCTGTTATTGACTCATTAGTTGCTAAACTAAGTTTTGACTTTGATGATAAAGCACTCGAAAAATTCAACAAAGGCATGGCAGATGCTTCAAAAGCCATTGCAGTTGTAGCAACCGGAGCAGTTGCAGCAGGTACCGCAATATTTGCATTCACTTCTAAAATAGCAGAACAGAATGACGAGCTCGGAAAAACTGCACAGATCATAGGCATCACCTCTCAAGCATTAACTGAATTGGACTTTGTAGCACAACTCGGTGGTTCTTCAATTGAATCAATGAATAGCTCCCTAGAAAACCTTGCAAAAATTTCATCAGAAGCAGCAAGAGGAATAGGATCCGGAGTAGAAGCATTTGGACTTTTAAATGTAAGCACTACAGATGCACTTGGAAATATTAAAAATGCAGACGATCTCCTTCTTGATGTTGCAGATGCAGTATCACAACTAGACTCACAATCACAAAAATTAGAACTTCTTAACAAGCTTGGTATCAGTTCAGACTTACTTCTTACTCTGGACCAAGGAAGTGCAGCGATACGAACTCAAAGAAAAGAAGTTGAAGCATTGGGCTTCGTGCTTGACAAAGAAGCCACAGAGGCAGCAGCAAGCTTTAATGATGAGATGTTAAGAGTCGGTACAGTCGTAAAAGGTGTAGCTTCAGCAGTTGGTACTAAACTAATGAAACAGATTACACCAATGATCAAAATGTTTCTTGATTGGTTCAAAGCGAATAAAGAAATTATTAAACAAAATCTTAATGTATTTTTTGAGAAATTAACCAAAGTTATAAGCGCACTTTTTAATATAGGTGTCAGAGTTGTTAATGTTGTCAATACAATAGTCCAAGCATTTGGTGGATGGGCCAATGCAATCGGAATCGTTTCCGCTGCACTCCTAGCATTGAATATAAGAATTTTATTAATTCCAGGATTAATATTAGCAGCCGGTGCAGCAATATTTTTATTGATTGAGGATTTAGTTGCATTTGCAAATGGGGCCGATAGTCAAATAGGCGCACTTGCTGAAAAATTCCCTATTATTGGAAAAGCAGCCGAAGCACTAATTGATATATTTAAAACTGTCCGAGAAGGATGGGGTCTTATTTTTTCAGATGGTGAAGCAGCACTTGAAGGTTTAAAACTCTTGTTCATTGATTTAGGTGCTACAATATTTAACTTTTTAATATCACCGATCAATAATGCTATTGACCTTTTAAGTAAGATACCAGGTGTTGACATCGGGCAGATTCAACAGGCCCAGACAACTGGAGCACTTGCATCTTTTACAGGTGGTGGATCTTCTACCACAAATAATTCAAAACAAGTAACTGTGAATGTAACTGGTGGCAACCCAGAAGAAGTCAAGCAAGCAGTAGCAGAAGCCCTAAGCACAGAGTTTAAAACTACAGAGCTTAATATGAGCACACCAACAAGGTTCTAATATGAGTATTTCACAATTAATATTTAAAAAAGGTAACTTCATAGCAGAGATTGAACTCGATGTAATAGTCAGTGAATCAGTACAGACAAGTTCTACGATCACATCCAACCCAGTAGAAAACGGGGCAGACGTTAATGATCATATTATTATCAACCCTATGTCATTTTCAATGACCGGTGTTGTATCAGATACAAAAGTGCAAATACTTGGTGGACTAAATACTTTAGACTCATTTACAAGACAGACATCACCATCACAAGATGCATGGGAAGAACTGCTTGAACTACAAGCCAATAGAATACCATTTACACTTATAACAAATTTAAAAGCTTATGACAATGTAGTCCTAGAAAATCTTTCTGTACTCCAAGATAAAGATAGTTCAAACTCTTTAAATTTTACAGCTAATCTGAAAGAGATTATCTTCGTAGGAAATGAAGTTCTAACAGCTGATCAATTTAATTCACAAGATGTATCAGATCAAACAATACCAAACATAGAAGGTGGGCTTAAATGATTTTACCTCTCACAAATAATCCATCGGAAAGTTTCAGTTTTAATATTGAAGGTGAAGTTTATAAATTTAAACAGAAATGGAATACACTCGGATATTGGACTCTTGATATTTTAGACATTGATGGTGTTCCATTTATATATGGTGTGAAATTGGTTACAAGAGAAAATATTCTTTGTATGCACCCGGCAATACCTTTTGATTTGAGAAGTGAAAGACTTAACGATCCTACAAGAAATACCTTAGATCAATTTGAACTGCAAATTATCGAGAAGAATAATGGCTGATTTTTTTATAAGAGAAGCTAGATTAATCGTAGGGGATCCCACGATAGGTGGACTCGAAATTATAGATTTAAGAATATCTTTTAATGTTGAGCTTTCTCTCGTTGGTTTTCCAAGCACCGCATCGATACAAGTTTATAACCTTAGTGCATCAAGCAGAAATAAAATAAAAGAAGAATTCACTAAAATATTTTTATATGCAGGGTATCAAGGAAACGTGCCTTTAATATTTAGTGGTGATTTAGTAAATGTTACACATGAAAAACAAGGCCCAGATTGGATCACAAATTTATTTTGTGGAGATGCAATAAGAACTATAAATAATTCAACAGTAAATAAAACACTTCCTCCAGGTGCAACAACTGAAAGTATCTTTGATGAACTTGTTGGTGAAATGGAAGGGGTTACAAAAGGTGTTACGGAAGGGCTTAAGGATTGTCTAACAAAGAAAAGATCACTTCTTAGAGGATTAGTCCTGAGCGGAAACGTGAAAGACTGGTTAGATAAACTTTCACAAAACTGTGGGTTTGATTATTCAATCAATAATGATGTTATTGAAACTACAGTTAAAGATAAACCTTTGAATGATGAACCTGCTGTGATCATAAAACAAGACAATGGAATGATCGGTAGCCCGGAACTTACTGAGGTAGGAGTAAAGGTTAAATCTCTTTTAATACCACAAATGAAACTAGGCAGAAGAATAGAAGTCCAATCCATAAGTGCGAAGATAAATATCGGAAACTTAATATTCAGAAAAGTACCTGCAACAGTTGGTATTGGAACATATAGAGCTGACAAGATTAATCATACTGGTGACACCAGAGGAAACGAATGGTCTACTAGCATTGAAGCGAGGAATTTTTAATGGCTAACGAAACAGGAGATAGACGAGCGAGCCTTGAAAGCGTTTTAGCAACAGCAATTGCAACTCAACTAAAAGAAGTACACACAATGCTCCCTGGACAAATTATAAATTTTGATCCAATAGAACAGCTTGCAGATATCCAACCACAATTAAAAAGAAACGTAGATGGAGCATTAAAGAATTTACCAGTTCTAAGCAAGGTACCTATCCGTTTTTTTAAGTCTGGTGATTTTACGATCACGATGCCTTTAAAAGAAGGTGATGAAGTTGCAATTTATTTTATTGAACGATCTATTGATAATTGGCTTGAGCAAGGTGGCATACAATCACCTAACGATACAAGACGGTTTGACTTATCAGATGCATATGCGGTCCCGGTCCTTTATTCACAAAAGCAAAAAATAACAGATTTTGACCCAGACAACATGGTTATTAAAAGCACGAATGGTAATGCTAAAATTACATTAAAGACAGATGGAACTATATTAATGGAGACAACTGGCAATACTGAAATTACAAGTGCAGAAACTATTATCAATAATAATTTAACAGTGAATGGAGACATTGATGCAACCGGAACGATAACAGCTCCAACAGTAGAAGGTAGTTCTAGTCTTCTTGCAGCAGGGGCAGAAGTAGTGGGTCATGTTCATGGTGGAGTAACTACAGGTGGAAGTAATACAAGTCCATTAGTTTAATATGTTATAATTTAAAAAATAAAAAGAGGTAGCATGGATTTAGCATTAGATAATGAACACGATCTATTCGTTACAAGTCAGGATTTGACATTGACTACCTCTGAAAATGAAGTTATTCAAGATTTAAAAATAAGATTACAATTTATTTTAAATGAATGGTTTCTAGATAATAACGCAGGTATTCCATACCCACAAATCATATTTGAAAAGAATACAAATATATCAACAGTTTATAGCATCTTTAGAAATGAAATTAAAAATACAGATAATATAAAAAAGATCGTATCTTTAATCTTAACACCACAACCTGATGAAAGAAACATGCTTGTTAATTTTTCAGTTATTCAAGATGACGGTACCCAAACAAATCAAACTTTAGAATTAGGAGTTTAAAATGGCATTTGGTCTAACAATAGATGGATTTAATCGTAAAAGACTAGCTGACATTAAAGCTGAAAAAGAAGAGGCTTTCAAGCTTGTATTCGGTGAAAATATTAATCTTAACCCTCAGAGTAACTTCGGTCAGATTATAGGCATTGAATCAGAGAGTGAAGCATTGGTATGGGAGCTTGCAGAATTTGTTTATAATGCTTTTTATCCAAGTACAGCACAAGGTGTGCAATTGTCAAACCTTGTTACTTTAAACGGAATAGAAAGACGATCCGCTACATTCTCAAAGGTAGCATTGACTTTAACTGGTGTTAATGGCACGATTATACCTGCAGGTTCATTAGTGGCTATACCAAATAATACAGAACAATTTGCTACAGATTTGGATGCAACCATAAGTGGTGGTACTGCATCAATAAATGCGACAGCAGTTAGTGAAGGTCCCGTAATAGCTTCAGCCGGATCAATCACACAAATAGATACTCCTGTATTCGGATGGCAAACCGTTACAAATGCAGCTGATGCTACAGAAGGTACCAACGAAGAAACTGATGCTGAACTTCGTGACAGAAGATCAAAATCAACACAGTCTGCAGGTCAAAATCTTGTTGATAGTCTATTCGGTCAATTATCAAATTTAGATAATGTGACATCTGCAAGAGTAATATCCAACGGTACAGATATTACAAGTCCAGAGGGAATACCGGCACATCAATTTCTATCTATAGTAGAAGGTGGCCTTGCTTCAGATATTGCCGACTCTATATGGTTGAATACACCGCAGGGTATATTGTCATATGGAAATCTTACTGAGCAAATCACTGATGCACAAGGTTTTCCACAGGATGTTAAATTTTCAAGACCAACGTCTATAGATATATTTTTCAAAGTAACCGTCACAACTGATTCAAATTATCC